AAAGGAAACAAAGACATTCTGAGAGTAATAGCTACCCTATCCCCGGCGGGAACGGGTAACAATGTCCTTTTCTTGGGCGATGACAAAGCGGTTTCCGTTGCCCCTGACGGTTTTCTGACCGTGAACAGTGTCGGCATAAGCAAAATACACGTCATTCCGACAGAAAACACAAGCATTTATCGAACCATTGATATTGAAGTCGTTCCGCAGTCTGTCAGGCTTTGCACGAAATCAACTTTGCGCCTGACCGCAAATGGCAAATTCAGGTTCAGTTAAAATAATTTTTCAACAAATAAAACTTTTAAATTATGGCACTATCAACAGATGAAGAAAACAAAGTAAGGGAAATCATTGAAGCGTTCACAAACGGAAAACGATTGAGTGACTTACCCAATGTTTCTGGGAATAACCCATTCAATCTTTTGTGTGAGGTCTTAGAAGACGGAGAAAGCAAAAAAGCAGCTCTCGCAACTATGTTGCCTTATATGGAAGAGCAGTGTATGTACGGCATTGAGCGAGACAAGACCGTTTCATCACGTTTAGTAACCCGAATTGGCAATACTGCTCTTCACAAGTCCCTTCCCGTGCATAACCGCATGAGGGGCTGTCTTCTTGACGATGACGGCAACGTGGTTGAATATCTCAATCC